ATATCCCTCTCTCTACACAGATCTACCAATCCACCACCCAGTCCTGTCTCGTCTATGTAGACAGTTTCCAAGTTAAATTGAGTAACAAAGTCAGCAATCCTACCTGCCACATCTACCACGTTTGACTGAGATTCGGCATATACATCCTCTAGGAATACGGTATCATCCTCATCCACACCAACGACTGAGAATACGGTCTCATCACGACCAGTCCTTGCAACGTCAACTCCCATGTAATATCTGACTCTGCCTTTAGGTTTGGCATCAGTAAGTGCTTCCATGAGTAACGAGTTTGGTATGAGTGCATCTCCAATGTCTAGGAACTCACCCTCTACCTCTTGGACATACTCCTCTTTGGTTAATCTTTTAATTTCCTCAATGAATACAGGATCTTCTGCGATAAGTGGGTTCATCATGGACTTGACATGAAATTCTGTCCACATACCTTCTGGGTTTCTAGGCTTGCTGTTCATACACGCCTCATAGAAATAACCTGACTTGGAGAAAGGTGTTGACGTAAGCCATACCTTTGCCTGCGTAGCCATACCAGATGGTAGGAAGGCTCTAAGAATATCGGTCTTAATGAAAGAACATTCATCCGCAATAATAACGTGTGGAGAGTAACCTCTGAGTCCAACACCAGTCTCACCTGTTGCTCTTGTAATGATCTTGCTCATACCAGTATTGTCTAAAAAGTTTAACCACAGTTCACTCTGAGTGTTTCTTACTATGTAGCCTTTGAGGAAATCATTGTTAATAACCAAACTGCGAATCCTGTCAAACATGATGGTTGCCTGATTTTGGGTAGGTGCGGCTATAACTATTGTACAGTCATTCTTTACCGTCTTTAGCATTAGCGGTGCAAAGAAAGCAAAGTGTACAGCTTTGGCGGCAGTTGACATGGTTTTACCCACCTGTCTTCCGCTTCTGTAAACTATGAATCTGTCCTGACAGTCAACGTATTTTACATTGTAGTCAAACAGGTCATGTCCTAGAAAGACCTTACTGAACAGGCTAGGTGACTTTGCACAATCTGTTATTGATTGCATAAAATCTATACGTTCCTGAGTCTCCTCTTTGGTTGGTCTACCCATCTTTCTTCTGTGCCTTTATCTGTCTAAATATACTGCTAATATCACCCTCTTTAGAAAACTCTTTTTTCTCAGTAATTGTAATTTTACTGTTGAGGTCATTCATTGATTTTACAATATTTAATAGAGTATTGATTTCACTTTTACTGTTTCTATCTGGTACGTTACCGTCAAACTTGGCTTGTGTCAAAGTCATAAGCACATTTTCAAATGTAAGTTTGGCAACCATGTCTATCATGCCTTTAAGATCTTCTGGATTTCTAGTGTCTAACTCGTTAATGAAACTAATAAAATCTTTACGAATACCACAAACAGCTCCCTTCTCGTATTTAGGACATTTGCCATTTCCACCCTCGTCAATCGACTTGTAAACACACTGATCACAGAGAGCTGGGATGTTTGCCTCTTTAAAGTGTTTAGCACTGTTGAATGGAGATACGGTTTTTCTCTTATCTTCCACGACTATGTCGCTATTACCTATAGGCTTTATTTTGAAAATATCGTCATTTTTATCCATTATATAACAGTTTTTATTTACTTGTTTATAAAGTTTTTTTAATCTTCGTAACTTGCTCTATTATCTTCAAAACACATACTGGCGTACTCACACATGCCATCACAAAGGAAACATTTGGTTCTCTCTGGTAATACCTTGTTAGTTAGAGAGTCTTTAATGTTGTTAGACCTTTCAATCATATCGATCAAGGTTTCTTCTACTGGTTTTAATTTAAATGATATTGTAATCGGCTTGTCTCTCTTATCTTTTTCAATTCTGTTAGAAATGTATATCACACATCCAAAGTCAGCATCAATGTCATAGCATTTTTTTAATAGTACACGATACCTGTTGATCTGATCCTTGTGAGAATCACTTGCTTTGCTTGTTGCTTTTGAAAAATAATCAATGCTTCCTGTCGTCTTTTTGTCACAAATTACCCATTTATCACCGACTTTCATCAGATCATCTATACTGCCATATATAATATCTAGTTGTCTAGGATCATCTAATGGTATCTTTTTAGATTCTTCGTATGTTAATGATTCATCTCTTACATAGTCATATGCAAGGAACATCTCATGGTGTTCATCTTTTGCTATCTGTGAGTTGCTATGAACAACCTGACCAAAGTATAATGATTTTGTACTCTCTGTATTCATACCAGTTTTAGGTAGAACCTTACCATAAATTACATTACGCATACACGGTTTAATTATATCACTGACATGGATGATTCCCAGTCTCTCAGTTGCCATAGCTTCCATTTGTGATCTTCTAAATTGGAAGTATATCTCCTCATTGACATCATCAATTTTTAACATGTATTTTATAAAAGAATGGTATATTTATAGGTTTAGTATGAGCCTATTTTTTCACAACTGCATGGTTCTGATACTTCACCCATTTCAGGAATAGGATGAACACATCCGTTGTTATCTTCATGTGTTTGTTGTGAGTGTCCACAGTCTTGACATTTTCCACCTACTAGAATCTTAATATTTGCCATCAGTAACTTTCCTCAATGGTGAAATTAAAAGTTTCGCTTTGTTCTGTTAATATGTTACTTGAGTTCCATAACTCAACTTCACCTTCCCATATACCTGCATTTGCTATTACAGTATCAGCAGCAGATAAAAGATATGATATTTCACCTGTTGATCTGTTACTGTATGAGGCAGTACCGTTTATTAATATTGTACCGTCAGGTTGCCATACTTTCCATTTGGCAGTAGCATATGTTGCAGTATCAGATAGGTTCTTAGCCACGCCTGAAGCATCTGCAATACTTATTACCACACTGGATCTAGCACCTGCTTTAACTATAAATTCTATATTTCTACCTTTTAGATTCATTGACATGTCAAATATCACTTCCCATTAGTTAAAAAGATTACCTACTGTCTCCCTTAGAGGTATCTGATCCCTTACTGAGTTTAGCAGTATTTGATGATACATTAAGTCTAGCAGATCTGGTTATTCTTACTATAGCCCATCTTATTTTCTTTAATGTTTCTGTAAATTGAAGTGTCTCATTTATCACACGCACAAGTCCAATGAATCTGTCACCAGAGAACTCTGCAATACTTAATGCCTCAGTAACAAGTTTGATCAAGTGATCTGTCTTAACTATAAATTCTGGTAATTGTAATGATTCAGAAACACGTCTAATCATGGATCTGGATTTATGTACAACCTCATTCAAGCTCAAACTGCTGTTAATTGTTCTAACCATAGTTCTAGATTTATTTACAATTTCACTCAAGTTCAAACTGCTGTTAACTACTCTAAGCATTGTTCTTGATTTGTTAAATATCTCAGATTGCTGTACGGTTTCATTAACTCTTACCAAATACTTGTTAAGTCTTGACAATGATTCACTTATTCTTAATGCCTCATCTATCACCCTAAACATTGTTCTAGCACTTCCATCAAACTCTGATACCGACTCTGATTCGTTTACATATCTGTTTCTTAACCTGTGATTGTTTGGAACTTCTGACAACTGTAACACATCTGCTATGCTTCTGATAACACCTTTCAATCTTGGGACAATTTCAGATTGCTGTACAGTTTCACTTAACACTCTGAACATGGTTCTGCTCTTGCTATTGTTTTCAGATAATGAGACTTGTTCATTGAATAATCTAACCATATCTCTTAACTGATTAAATGCTTCTGATGTTTGTTCACTCTCATTAATTACTCTGAGTAATGTCTTTAATTTGATTGCAGTTTCACTTAGATTTTCTGTCTCTGTAATTGACAAAAGTATGTTCTTAATCCTTGTGATATTCTCAGTAGTATTTTCAGATTCATTAATAAGCCTGACCATATCTCTTAATGCGTTACTGTTCTCACTGGTTTGAAGTGTTTCAGCAGCATATCTTAACATGCCTTTATGACGAGAAGAAGTTTCTGACAACTGTAATGTTTCCGTTACTGCTAGCAATATTGCCTTGACCAATCCATCAAACTCTACCAATGATTCAGATTCATTCAATGTTCTAGACATGGTTCTGC